AAGAATGTAAATATCTTTTAACACTCCATTTTGTAAACAAGCGTTTCTTCTACAACCTTCGTATTTCATGCCTAGTTTTAAACCATAATTTTTAGCTGTTTCTAAGCCTTGAATAATATAAGCAGTTACCCTTGCTATTGGATTAGCAGTAAATGCCCAATCTAAAAAGGATTTACCCAATGCTCTTGAATAAGGTATTGATGTTTTTTTAAGAAAAGAATGCCATTCGATTTCTAAGGCTGAGAACTTAATAGCCATGAATGCACCAGCAAATGTATCGCCAACCCATGCTGACAAATAAGTTACATTTGGATGATTAATTGGTGCAGATGCTCGATGATCATGCCCTACTTTTGTAATATAGGGATCAGAATAAACATCTGACAAATGTTCTTGAGTGATTCCTACAGTAACCATTGGCATATAAACTCCGTTTTCAGAGTAAGCTGCTGGTGGCTTTGGATTCTCAGCGATTTAATTGTACCATTAATCTTCATATTCTTCATCTTCCCAAGCCTGACAAACTCGCATATCGTTACAGATAAAGTTGAGTTTTTCACAATGACCACGATAACCATAACCAGTATCGTAACCAGCCATCGGGATTCTTTCAATTCTTACCTGTGTCATCAATGAATTATCATAATAACCACAGTTTGAGCAATGTTTACGTCTAGCATCTTTTGCATCGCATTGCATCGCATCTGCTAATGACTCATAAAAATCAGGATTAGACTTAGGATCATTACTAGGTTCTTCAGGCCCATAATGCCAATCTTTTACTGCAACTAAAAAGTTATCAGTATTCTCAGCCTTAGTTAAGAATTCTTCCTCTGTTGGAAGTCCATTGAATCCTCTAGGGATAACCATAAATTCCTTCATAACTTCTCCTTATGTTATTTCTCGCCCAGAGGCACGAATCGTTAAACTGGTTGCTGCACTTGCAAGCGTAGATATAAAACTACTTGGTTCTAAAGCCTGACCAACTAACTCAGGACAAGTATAAGTCTCATCAACTGCAATGCTTCTAGCATCAATGATTAGATTAGCAGCTACGGCACTTGTGCCACTTGTACACAAGTTTGCACTAAAAGTAACATTGCCAGCACTTGTATTTGTGACTGTAAATTTATCAATGATTGCTTTGCAATTTGTCGCAGTATATTGCGTTGTTTGTGCATTTTCTGCCTGTTTTGGTGGTATTAATACCTTAATCGTAACTGCCATAATATCTCCTTAAATAGCTTCTGCTCCACTAGCAATGATTGTTAAACCTGTTGATGTCGCTTGTATCTGTATAGTGTCTCCAGCGTTCAAGACCTCAATTCCATTATATTGTAAGGCATTTGCAGTCGGTACTGGCACATCATATAAAAACGCATTTGTTGTTCCTGCAGTTCCTGCTGATGGTACTAAAAACACACGAACTGGTATATCTGCAGCCGTAGTATTAGCAATACTGAATTCTTTTAAAAGTGTACGAGTACTTGCTGGAACTGTATAGAGTGTAGTCACTCCAGTAGTTATTGCAGCCTGTCCTAGTTTGGTAGGTGTTATTACATCGAAAGCCATGTTAGTACCTGATTAGACCTGACTCTTTGGGTTTGATTTGCATAAGGCAAAATGCCTACGACATCGTGTTCTAACTCAATATTATTACGAATTGGTGCTAAAGCTAATAACTCTAAAGACTGTGCCAATCGTGGTATTGCATCTAAACTAAGTTGTACTTTTGCATTTAGTACTGCATCATTAATAGCAGTATTTTGTCCTAATACAGGGATTGCATCTAAAGCCTGTTGAATTTTAGCATTAAGAACTGCATCTTCAACTGCTGTTTTTTGAGATAAACTAGCAATTTCAGCCAATGCACTATTTGCTGAAGCTGAAGCAGTATCTGCTTGATATTCAAAATCAGTACCTACAATCACTTGTAAGGTATCTACTGCTTGAAACAATAGTTCAAACTGTTTAATCTGCTGTTGATCAGTCAGAAAAGTTGAGAGTTGATCTCTGGTTAAGTTGAGTTTAGTGAATGCCATTAGTATGCTAAAGCCTCAATTTGTGCTTCCAAACGAGCATAAGATACATGAGAATCACTATCACCACGAAAGCGTTGTATTCTCCAATTTCTCATGTGGCCTTGCTGAAACCATGAAAGCCTCTTTTTACGATTTCCAACTGTCCCTACTGAAATAAATCGATCTTGACTATAAGTTATTCCATCAACTGTATAGCTTGTAGATATTTGAGGTTCAGTTCCTAATTCTACATTTCCAGTTAAACCAACCAGTTCAAGTTGCTTCATTAAAGCACCCTTGCCTTCGTTATAGACAATCAATGTGCCAAACTCCCAACGGACTTGCTGACCCCAATGGTGACCTGTATCTTGCACCAGATAGCCAATATTACTTGTTTGAGGATCACCAACTAACCATTTGTCATAGCACCAGACTAGATTTCTTGCACGATATTGGTTAAACCCTACGATTGTACTTACCAAAGTAAACCATACTTGCGTTTGCAATGCTTGTGAGGCAGAAGCATCATAAACAATGGTTCTATCAGGTAAATGCACATATAAATGTTGATGACTTTTATCGTTTCTTGCTTCTATTTTTACCAAAGCTAATTGTGCTTCTGAATACTCTAAGAGTAAATTATCAATCTCTTGAGAACTAATCTTCTCAGTTTGTGCTGCAGCTCCAACATAGATTGCTGGTGCTTCATTACGACCACTACCTAAAAATGCAATTCGATCAACATAAACACAACAAGCAAAAACTCCTAGACAACCTTTTTGCACTTGAGCACCACTAATTACTTGAAATGGAAAAGGTATTGCTGCTGTAGTATTATCGTAGACTTCCATTGTGTATCGATTAATTGCATAGACTTCATTTCGTAAACGCAACAAAGAAGTAACTGGATCAGGATCAGCAATCGGTTCTTCAAAGGCAAATGCACCAATGGCAAATGGGTCTCCAATATCAGTAAGAAATAAGCGTTCACCATCAGTAAGCATATATCTGCCATCAATAAAGCAGAAATCAATAATAAATCCAATAGTTACTGCTGTATAGTTTGCTTTGGTTAATGTTTCGCCATCCCAAAAAAACATTTCACCATCAGAGCAAATACCTAATTCATTAAAACTGTAATCAAATGTTACTAGATTAGAACCTCCAACATCACCTAAAACTGTAACTGTTCCATCACTTTCAATCTCTACGAGTTTTGTACCCATGACTCGATATAGTTGATTATTCCAATTTATGCCACCACGATCAATGCCTGGACCTGTTCCATTTGCAACAATTCCGTCTCCTGGTCGTAAAAACCCTGAACTAATCCCTGATTCTTTAGGTACAGGCACAAGATTAACTGGATAACTAGTACGCAGTTCAGGAGTGCTGTCTACATAAATTCCGTTCAGAATAGGTATCTGCATTACCATTTCACCTTATTTGCCCAATACGCTGCACTCATTTTGCCCTTGCTGATATTCTCAGCGTGTCGTGCCTTAAATGATTCTCGTCTTGCTTTATTTGCTTTTGATTCACCTTCATGTTTTGGACTACCCGATACACCTTGTTGTCCAAATCGAATTAATTTAATCTCATCGCCAGATTTTGCTACAACTACATGACTTTTTGTTGGATGTTTAGGTGTACGCTTTGGTTGATTAAAACCCTCAACTCCAGCCTTCTCTAATCTAGCATCCTTTTTCATCTAAAACTCTTAATCTTTTCTGCAACCTTTTTTGGTTGTTTTGCAAATTGTTTACCCTTGGCAGTAGCTTCACGCTTGGCTCTAGTAGTAGCAGAGTATTCAGCACTTGTTAATGCCTCGATTGCCTTTGCAGGAAGATACCTTTCACCAGTCTCTGAAGATGGCTTACCTGACTTGGTTCGCCAATCTTGAGCACCCCAATCTTTGAGGCTTTTCTGTGGTGCTTTCATTTATAGCCACCACCCTTAGCCTTATAAGTTTTAGCTAATAGTTGGGCTTTTCTAGCTGACCACTCTCCAGCACCAGTTCCTTGTACAGCCTTGCCTTTGATCTTCTCAAATAACTTTTTACGCATAGTCGGCTTTGTATAGTTCCCAGAAGCATTGACTGAGGATTTTGTTGCCATTAAGCAATTACACCTTTGATGACTGCAAAACTAAATACAGGAGTTTCTGTAGTTGAGCCACCAGTAGTTCTAAAAGTAATATTAAAACTACCTGCAGCAACATTAGTCACAAGTAAATCATATAAATCTGTTCCTGATTTCTGATTAAGGATAATTACATCAGTCGCAACAACTGTACTATTTGTAACTGTAAAAGTCGTTGCTACAGTAGTTCCTGCTGCACTAAATAATGTAATCGAACCACTCGGTTTATTTATTGTTACTCCTGTGGTTCTGCTTGTAGCTTGAACTACAACAGCACCAGCACCAGTTGTATATCCTATACCGGCAATACCTGTTGAGGCTATAGTGCCACTTGTGATCAGACTTGTTCCAGTTGCTGCACCTATTGCAGGACTATTTAACACCATGTTTGTTGATGTACAAGCAGAAATATTGCCAGATGTTACTGTTCCAAGCACAGGAGTTACAAGAGTTGGACTAGTAAATGTGCCTGTAGTAACTGTTGGATTAGTAATTGTTGGTGTTGTCAATGCTGGACTTGTATTAAATACCAATAGACCTGTGCCGGTCTCATCAGTCATCGCAGCTCTAAGATTAGCACTAGATGGATTTCCCAACCAAGATTGAATGCCAGCTGCAAATATAAGAGTAGTGTTTAAAGCATACCAAGAGTTTGTTGCTTGATAATATCTAATTGCAAATGCTGCTCCTGCAGCTAATGTAGTTACAGCACCATAGATTGCAGTTGCACCATTTAAAGATATTGCAAATGTCGTAATCTCTTGCGTAGATGTTATTAATACTTCTGTACCATCAGGAACACCTGTATTCAAAGGTAGTGTAATTGTGCCACTTGCTAATGTTCCAGCAGGTTGTAAGAGCATCCATTGCTGATTACTTACTGGAGTTGGTACTGTGATATTAAAACCAGCAGTAGGTACAAATAAATTAACTGCAACTGTTGGAGAGGCAAAACTTTGTTGGAAGAATGTTAATAGACTTCCTATTGAGGTTCTTCTTGCATCACCATTGTTCGGTGAATATACAGGTAACTGATCTCCACTAGAAATCGTACTGAGTACAGGAAGTTGATTAATTGTTGGCATGATTATCCTTAATATTCTAATGGGCCATCTGGCCCTGCATCTACAGGGAAATATGGTGGTCTTACGAATGGATTGTCGTAGACTCTCCAAGGTTTATTTCCTGCACCTGCTGGCATAGTCGCTGGCAGTTGTTTCTCAAGTGGGAATGTTGCTCGTTGTAACAAAATATCATAGCCCTGTTTTGCAGTAGCTTTGGTTTCCATCATAACTACTCTGCCATAACTAGGAGCAAGTCGTATTCCTAAACTGCAAATAATTGCTTCATACGCTGAGTCTGGTACTAGTGTTTCTTCATCTAAACTACCATCTTCAGGACTAGATGGCAAAGGGTATCCTAAACGAATGCCTTTTGCATTCCAGTCTGCCATCATCGCATCAAGCCTTCTTCTGGCTGAATCGAGTTGTTCTGGTTGCATATCAAATGTATAGGATGCTAGACCAATTTCTTCTAAGGAGGCCTCAACAAATTGTCGTTTAGTGTATCCCATCACACTCCCATAGTTTCATTGATACGATTAAGTAAAGTAGAATCTTTCCAACGCTTATCAATTACTAATCCTATTTTATCAGCTTGTTGCACCATTTCTTCACGAGTTGGCTCTTTTATTGGTTCTTTTATTACTTCTTGATAAACTTCAATACTTTGACCAATCGGTGATGGATGCACTTGCTTAATCAACTTGCGTTCTATTGCTTGTTGTTTTCTAACTTTACGTTTTTCTAATCTCACCTTTTGCCAAGGTGAAATAGTTTTAATCTTAGTAATTGCAGCAGACTTAATCATTTTTTCATTGGTGCTTTGCTAGGCTTACCTGCAGATTTTGCAGATTTAGCAGCCATACCTAAAGACATTGCAACTGCTTGTTTTTGTGGCTTTCCTGCTTTCATTTCCATCTTGATATTCTTAGAAATGGTTTTAGGTGAATAACCTTTTTTCATCATGACATTCTCCAAAAAGAGGAGTAGGCCAACAAAATGTCAGCCTACTTATTACATTAAGAAATACGATAAGCAATAAAAGTATCTGCAGCAGTCTTGCGTAAACGGAATCTTGCTGTAGAACCAGAAGTTGCAGCAGTTGCAGCAGAACCTACGATAGTCACACCTGTATTGACTGTAATAGTCAAAGCAAATGCAGCCAAAGTAATCACGCTAAAGTCAAATGCTTCATCAATCGCCCACTCAGTTGCCAAGTCTAGGTTTGCACCTGTAGGCAGTTGAATGTTTCGTGCTTCTGTTGGAGTTGCAGTAACGATACCAGTTAAGATATTCGCTGCTGTAGCAATCATTGAAGCACCATCAGCTATATTTGCTGGTGCTCCTTGAGGTTGCCAATTACCATTATTACTAATGGCAGGTGCTACCCCAACTGCATAATATGCACCAGATGCACCAGCTTGAATAATGACTGTAGTTGCAGCACTAAATGCAGCAGATGTGTAAGTTGTATTTTCTACAACAGACAACAAGTCATTTGTCTCAGGGAAATTGGGATAACCAACTTCTTGAAACACGCTAGTTGGTGAATAAGACTGAACTACAATCTTCTCACCTGATGGTACTGATACAGTCGCTGTACCTTGTGTAAAAACAATGTTATAACTCATGATCGTTCCTTATGCTTGGTTAAATAACAAAATGCCAGACATCTCAGGCTGTTTATTGACCACACCGAATAA